GATTTCAGCGGCATTGTTCCGGGTGAAGCTGTCTGGTTGCCCGGTCATATCGGCGTATACATCGGCGGCGGAAAGGTCATCGAATGTTCGCCCGCTTTCAAGAACTGCGTGCAGGTGACGGCGTGCCTGAACATTGGCGCTATTTCCGGCATGAACGGGCGCAAGTGGACGAAGCACGGGAAGTTGCCGTATATCACCTACGACACCGCAGGCGGCGCACAGGACGGCGCAGGAAGCACGACAAAGCCCAGCGGCACAACTACAACCACGGCGACGCTTGCGTTCGCTGTGGGCGACGTGGTGCGCTTTACGGGCAACACCCATTACACCAACGCGGCGGCGGCAAGCGGCGCGGCCTGCAAGCCGGGAACGGCAAAGGTAACGGCGCTTGCAAAGGGCGCAAAGCACCCCTACCACCTTATCAAACAGCCCGGCGGCGGTTCTACCGTTTACGGCTGGGTCAATGCGGCGGACGTGCAGGCCGTCGGGAGCGGTACGACCGCGCCGAAAATGCGCGTCGGTGCAAAGGTGAAGTATTCCGGCCCGCTGTACCGTGACAGCAACGGCGGCGGACAGGGCAAGACCGTAAACGGAACGTATACGGTGAAGTATTACTATCCGGCCCGCAAGTGCGGCGTACACATCGACGGTTTGGGCTGGGTCCCTGAATCCGGCTGTACCGTCATTGGTTGACAGATCGAAAGGAGAAACAGAAATGAACGTTCTTACATTCCTTGCGAAGAATTGGGACAGCGTGCTTGTCATCGTCGCTTTCCTCGCGCTGGTTGTCGTGCTTATCAAGCGCGGCGAAACAAAGATTTTGAAGCAAATCCTTTTCAACCTTGTAACGCAGGCCGAAAAGCAGTTCGGAAGCGGTACGGGTTCCCTGAAATATGCCGCCGTCGCGGACTGGATTTATCAGCGAATCCCGGCGGTGCTGAAACTGCTTTTCACGTCCAGCGATATTGAAAAAATGATCGAAGCCGCTTTGGAGGAAGCGAAGAAAGCATGGGGCGCGAATGAGAATTTGAAAGGCTACATCGACACCCCATCCGTGGAAAGCCTGCTTGTCGGCATCGAAGAACAGGCCGTCCAGACCGAACCCGCAGAAAACTAAACACGTCCGATTCGGACAAAAACGAAAGCCCGTCGGGGGTCATTCCCCGGCGGGCTTTTTTTCGCGCTTTTCGATAAAATATTGTTGTGAAGTTTCGTTCCAGCCCGCGGTTCCGATTATTCGCGGTTCGGCGGTTTGGGTCCCGTCAAGACGCTTGCGAATGGCGTTCTTTGCGTCCGACAATGCCCTATAAATGGGGATGCCGCCCACTTTCCCGGAACAACTTTCGGATTCCAGAAACCAGCCGGATTCAAAAGGAAGAATCCATTCGCCCCGATATATGTAGCAATCAACAATCTTTTTCATAAACAACCATCACATTCTACCACAGGACGGGCGGCGTTTGCGCCGCCCGCTTTCATCTTATGCGCTGACCGTGGACACGTCAAGCCGGAACGCGAGGTCAAGGACCTTTGCGCGGGTTGCGGCGTTGTGCTGAACGGCCTTTTCCAACGTGGCCCGGACCCCAGCGGGAGCAAGGGACAGACCGTAGGCAATCAAGCTATCTTCCGACGCTTTCAGGACGGAACGGGCGGCGTTCAGTTCTTCTTCAAGCCCGGCGGAAACAATCAGCGCGGCGCATTCGTCGTTCGCCTTTTCAAAGGCCGCGTCATCCTCCATGCAGTAAAGGAATTCGGGAACGGAGCCGTCGGGATTGACAATGCCTTTGTCGGCAATGAACTTCTTTTCGATGGCTTCTTGCTGGGATTCGACTTCCTGCACGCGGGCTTTGGCGACCATATAGGCCCGCTGGAACTTGTTTGCAGTTCTTTTCATGTTCATTCCCCTTTCTTGCGGCGGTAATGGACCGCGGCGGCGATAATCAGCTTCACAACGGCAACAGCGATCAGGAAGATTCCGAGTTTTTCAAGCATGGTTGACAGTTCAGAAGAAAAAGTGTATTCTATGGGTGGGCGGTGAACCCGCCCATAGAATACGGGGTTTCGGCTTACGTCAGCTTATCAATTATCAGTAACGCAAGCCCTACCAGAAAGTCCACGATTGCGGTTATTACGATGGTCCGAACATCGACCCGCGATTTCGTGGGCTTTTTCTTTTTCTTCTTCACCTTGTCACCCCCTTTCTTTATGCTCTTATTATATACTAACGTTAGTATAAAGTCAATAGGGAAAATGCGAAAAAGCAGAAAAATTTTGCGCCGTTGCGGTAGATACAGCGGCGCGAAAAGGGAGCGGCGGAAACCGCCGCCCCGGTAAAGCGTCAGGCGACAAACACACCCAACGGAGAACCGCCGGGAGAGCGCCACCCGCGGCGGTGAATGTCGGACAGGCGGACACGTTCGGGAGCCTTTGCGCCGTCATACAGGACCATAGCGAAAACGCCGCCGTGAAAGAAACGGGTATCAGGCAGGCTAACAAAGCCGATGACGGTTCCGCCCTGCGGAGGATAGCAAGCACCGCAGACAC